ACCGTAGAGGGTGGAGCAACAGGGTTTAAAAACTTTTGAGCATCATTACTAAACTTTAACTGATCCATTAGTCTGCCCCCATGCCAAAAATATCGCGAAGTGTATCAGGGAAACCTCTAACTTCATTAGCCATTTCGTGAAATTTTTGAGTCTCCCGCAGTCTATCAGTTAAAGATTCTTTATCTAAAACGTAGTAAGCTCCATTAAAAAATCTATTAAAATTAACATCACCCACTTTCATATTTTTCTGTCTAATAAAGTTAGTCATTTGCGCCTCAAAAACTAATGACTGTTGAGACATTTTTGTTTGTGAAAGATCACTTACTGCATTGACCCAATCAAACGCAACCGTGTCACCATACATATTTGATGGGAACAATTTCTGAACTTCTCGCTCACTAAAATCATCTTGACTCAAGACACCATTGCCGTCTTTTAATTTGTTAACATTAAACTCCATTAATTTCTTTGTTATTGGATGATCTTCCCAACCCACAGGAATAGGCTCTTGTTGACGTCTTACAAAGTCATCTCTAGTTAAGCCAGAGCCACCAAAATCAATGTCTTTAGATTCACTAAATCTAGTCCATTCAGCCTCTAACAGTGTTTTCTTTTCTACAAAAGTTTTTCTGTTGTCTATTAGCTGCCTGTTAAAGTTTCGAAATTCTGCGTCAGAAGGATTAATAATAACTGCTGATCCGTCTGGTCTTCTATAAATTTCAGGACCACCAGATTTGCCAGAAATGTGAAGAACCCAAATAGGATTATCAGCCGTGGAGTTAGGATGCGGCACAAGATCAGCACGTTGTTGTTTAGTTCCTGATGTTTTATTTTGCCATTCAATAAGGGTTAAACTTCTTGTTGCATTGCCTTCTAAATAATACTCTTCGTTTACACTTGTTAGCATGTCATCTGAACCGCCCATAGGCAACGAAGCTACCATTTGCCCTGCAAGATTACTTGGCACCTTAGTGTCTAAAATAGGCGAAATATTATTTTTTCCATCTTGAACTAATATTGAATTAACAAACGCATTAACGCCTTGCATAACAACTGGTGGCTGAGAGTCTAAAGACAATCCTGCAATCATTTGACCAGTAAGTTCGTTTGCCTCTAATGTAGTGCGAGATCGAATAATGTGTTGATCAAAAAAAGCTTTCATATGATTGCCATACTCTTCTTTTTCAAACCCTAATCCCATTCCCTGTCTTGTATTTAAATAACCTCTGGCATAATCAAGAAAATCGTCACGTAAGCCTGCCTTTCCTGATATATCGTATTTGCCTGCAAGAAGAACATTTGTCATTTCAATGATAGAACCGTAATCCTTATTAACCCCAACGCCAGCGTAAAGATCAATATGGGTGGCAAGACTTATATTTCCGCTAATTATTTCAGCTTTAACTTTACCAATATTTTTAACTTGATCATCTGTAAGAGCATACTGGCCCTCAAAAAGAGCCATAGCATCAAGCGCACCTCTTGTAGACTCTTTCAAGCCTTTCAGGTCAGTAACAATAATTTCACCAGTATCTAAATCATATGACCTAATATTTTTCCACAATTCAACCATAGCAGTAACTTCATTACTATTTAAGTCGAGGTTTGCTACAGCATTATTAAGCGAATTAACAACATCGGCAGGAATCATCTTACGCTTGTTTGCAAGTATTGTACTTATATATTCACCAACTTGTGCTTGTTCTCTTTCAGGATCAGTTAAGGATTCACCTTTTCGATCTCTAGTATACATGCGTAAATACTTAGCTGAATTATAAAGATAATCTTCAGGAGGGGCTTTGCCATCCAACAAAAGCTTTGATAATTCTTGACCATATTTTGTTGGAGTCATGTCGCTAGTCATTGGATAAGTTGAATCAAGAACACCCCTTTCCATTTCAAATTTCTCTTGTCTTTCTTCCTGTAACTTAATGAGTGTTAATTTGTCATTAGATATTGTTTTCCAATGCTCTCTTAAAGATTTCTGACTACTGGTTTGATAGCCGTTTAAAGCTAAAGCAGCGTTAATAGTCAAAGCAATGCCTGAGTCTTTCTCACCTAAATTAGATGTGTCGCCATTATTAATAGCATTCATAATCATTGAAACCTGACCAGAATTTTCAAGATCATTAGTTATAATAGTAAGTTTTTTCAGGGCTAATTCATGGCTTAGAAACTGTTTAAATTTACTTAACTCTTCTGGTTTAAGTTCCTTTGCAATCTGCTGTCCTATTTCAAACAGACTAACTCTTTTTTGAAAATTACTTTGTAGTTCTGAATCTTCAAATTGCTCATCTGGACCCGATCCAACAGGATCAAATGTCGATGTTGGCAAAGGAGCTTTTGGATCAAGCATTTGAATAAGATCAATATAAGCTTGATCAGCTTCAACTTGAGTCCTTGCTTGAGATATTTGAGCCGCGCTTACAGTTTCAACTTGTCCAAATGCAAGTGTAGCTTGCTCACCTTTAGCCTTACGCCTTTTTTCTCTTTCATTAAAAGCTGCCGTTTGTTTTGTCTGAAAGTTAAGAGCGATTGTTTTCTTTTTATCTAGGCTTAATTCTTGAGAAACAGTTTTTAGTTGTATGAGTTCATTAATGCCAGATTCTGTATTAAATCTTCCACTTAAAAAATCTGTTGCTTGACCAGTTGTTAAAACTGACACAACGTCACTCATTTCATTAGGCGTAAATTCTTGTATAGCAGTCATGTCTCCAAGCAAACTAACAAGCTTAGATTCGGTATGTCCCTTTTGTAGTTCAGCAAAAAAATCAGGATGACTATCTTCAGTAATCCCCTTATTATTTAGTTGAGATATGACTTCTCTAAGAGTTGTGTCTACATTGTGAATAAATGATCCATCTTCATTAGGTCCACCAGCGCCAACAAACTGACCGCCAGTTTGACTAGAGACACTATTTACAATTCGATCACCGTTAAGTTTTAAATAGTCATTTTTAGACTCAGCTATTAATTCTCTTTGCTTATCAATAAACTTTTGTTGGTTTGTAAAAAAGCCATCTAAGGAAAGACCATCTATACTAGAGTCTGCATAAATGTTTAATCCTTGATTTCCATTTAATGAACCACCACCATTTTTCTGAGACATAACAGATATAACACGGCCACTTATTAAGTCGGCTCTAAAATCATTAAGTGCTTCAGCATTTTCTTTTGGTGTTGCGTCTGGATCAAGGGAGAATTGTGTAATAGCGCGTTTCTGCAATCCTTGCTTAAATTGCTTTTTAAGTTCTACTAATTCACTGCGCAATGTAGCAATGGTAGCTACGCCAGCCTCTGTGTTTGCAACAATTCGTCCTGTACTACCAAGCCGCCGTTCGTTTTCTGCAAAACCAGTTTCGTACTGAGTAATTTGTGTTTCCAGAGCGTTAATTTTCTTAACAGCATTAGTTTGTAAGTCAGAAAATTTACCAGTTGTTGCAGCAACTCCAACAGAATTAGATGTAACTAATGCACCAGCATCAATAACTACTTTTTGAACTGCCATTTCTCGTGATTGAGACGCTCGTATATTAGCTTGATCTTCAAAAGCAATAGCTTGATTAATAAGTGAAACTGCTGACTTAGACTCTGGAGCTATTTCATTAACTAAAGAAGCCCTTTCATCAACAGTTAAATTCTGCAATCCAGAAAGAATTGTATTTAAATGCCCAGCATTTCTAGAATTAACTTTTGCTATCTCGCTATGAGGATTCATTAACAAATTTAAAATAGATGAAATTTGCTCAACACCCTCAGCAGACTCACTCTGTATGGTTACAAGAGTTTCTAATTGCCCAGCAACATATGACAAATGAACACTGCGCGATCCTTTAACAGAAGCCTTATAAGCTTTTAAAGTTAATTCCTGTGGATCGCCAGTTTCTTCAGAAGCAGCAGAGGCAATAGCCTCAGAAGTAGAAGCATCTAAAGAACCAGTTACCGCACTAGATTGATGAAAAGGAGTAAACTGTGTTGTAGAACTGTTTGTATCCTCTATAGCACTGGATTGCCCTAAAGCTTGAGCGGCACTAGCTAAATTAGAAAGATGTTTTGCAGCATCGTCTTTTACTTTTTGGCGTCTTCTTGCTTCCTGAGAAGCAAACAATGAAGCTTTACGACTAGCTAGAATTAAAGCCCCGTTGTCAGTTGCAGTTCCAACAAATTCAGCAGGGACTTGCTCAGCAACTTTAGCAACATAGTCTGACATTAATGTTTCATATTGCTGCACAGAGTTAGGTTGACCATCAACCTTAGCAGATATAACTCCAGATCGTTCTTGCAAATCACTTTGAATAGAAGTCTCAAAGCGTTTGCTCATATGTTGTTGGTAAGCTTTTCTTTGAATAGAGCCTCCCATTGAAAACAAACTTGCGCCTTCAAGCCTAGCATGAGGATCTTTCTTTCCATCAGCACCAGTAGCGTAAAGTTCATCTTGGCCTATAGAGCCAGCCATTTCAATTCCACGCTCTTCGGCTTTAGCTGCAGCGCGTTTAAATAAAATATCGCTAAATTGATTGGCTCCACGCTGAATTGCTTCAGCGGTAATTTGACCAGCTTGGCTTTGACGAGCTACACCAACATTTCCAATTTTAAAACTTCTTGTTGATTTGACAACTTTTACAGGTCGCATTAGTTACCCCCCCTGCTTTGCTGCATTAGAATAAGTCTCAGCAAAATTCATTATGCCAGTAGCCATTGTAGTAAACGCTCCAATGTTAGCCGCAGTTTTTCTTGCGTAACCTTCTTCAATAACAACTCGTCGTTGAGACTTAGTTTTATACATATTAATTTCGCCTTGAGTCATTATTGCGTAAATGTCTTCGCCAAGAATTTCTTTATCAGCCTCTAATCTAGCTTGAGTCGAGGCACTGTTAACATTTCCAAACGCGCTAAAGACTGCATTATTAGCAGCCATTGCTAAGTCATATTCTTTTCTGCGTGTGTTTTCGTTAGCAGCAGCCATTGCGCCTTGGATTACGACTTCTGTTTGAAGATCATAAGCTTGCGCCATTGCATTTTGCAATGCAACTTCACCTTGTTTTTTCTGCGCTTTAGCAGAAGCCGCAGCAAACGATAGTCCTAAGAATGCCTCTATACTCATTAGATTATTAACTCCGCAGTTATGCCATTGACTTGAAATGACAAAGGTTCGTTTTGAGTCATTACAACTTGAGGGTCTCGACTGTAGCCAAGAAGTCTAAATTCTTTCTTTCCAGTAAAAGAGGAATCAGTTGTCAAAGGTATATTATTCAAAGATATTGATCTAGTTTCCAACAAATCGCAAACTACAGTTGCAATTCCTCTTGGGGTTCCAGTTACAGGACCAATAGGAAGCTGAACATCAATAGGGTTGGTAGTTATATTAACTGTAAATTTGTAACCTATTTCAGCAGTTGCGTAAGTTTCATTGTATTCTGCTAAAGAAATAGATGTATTTGCTATAGTGTGAGTTCCAAGATAATCCTCTCGACCAGAAGAAGTTTTGCCAATAACATGAACCACAGTGCCGTTAGCAAAGTCACTTCCAGTAGATGCAGATTTTGTGCTTACAGAATAAACCTTACTGTTATCTAAATGATGAGTAGTAATAAATTCACACAAACGAAGATTAACATCGTCAAACCAAACACTAGCAAACAAACGATCATCAACAGCAACGACAGATTCAAAAGAACCTTGCGTTGTAAATCGAGTCCACCCTGCACGTTTTTCCGCTCTGTTTGATCCAAAAACAGCACACTCACCATTAGTAGAAGTAAACACACTATAAGATTCTGCTTCTTTAAATGCACCATTTACAACAGAAATATCTTTAAAGTTATCTATCATATGAGAAGCAATAGTAGAAACAGCCGTAGAGGTATAAGCATCTTCACTGTCAGTATATAAGTATTCTCTTACAACTTTACTTCCAGCTTGAACAAAAACAGTTGCTCCATCTAAAGGCGTTGGTCTTACAAAGTCGCAACCAAAAGGAGTCTGTTTTCTAATTTGTGCATTTGTAGGAGTAATCGCTTGATTCAAAAATGTAGGAACATACAACTCAGCAGAAACAGTAAACACCTGTAAATCTCTGTCAGACACAAGATAACGAATTGCATTAACATCACCTGTTGCAGCAATTAAATTAATAGATTCATCATCCTCACCCTCGCCTACATCAAAGTTAAAAAACTCAGATGACTTACTAAACCAAAGACTATCTGGCTCAGCTAAAGTTCCTGCAAAAACCAAACGGTTTTCGTGAAAAGTAACAGCAGCAGGATAGCCACGCTTTTCAGAGAAAGCTTGTTCGTTCCAGTTGGTAGTTGGATTGTGAGTAGAAACCTTTACATAACCACCACCATCTTCATCGGAAGTAGCAGCAGCACCCGCAGTAATAGTAAAAGTGTTGTTGTCTATAATAGTTCCTACAGTTCTAGCTCCGTTTAAATTACCAACAGCAATTCCACCAGTAGCAGAAGCGTCACTAAAAGTAAGAGACTCACCGCCAGAATAACCGTGACCAACATTTGTAACCTCTACAACAGTGCTTCCCGTAATTGTGCGAAACGGATTAAGTACGTTAAGTTTTTGAATTAAAGTATCAACAATACTTGCATTAGCTACAGTTGCACTTTGTATTGTGTTGATAAGTATTTCTGAAGTGCCATAGCGCACCCTTACGCCCACATGCTTAGAATCAGGGAACGTACCATTAGAAATAGAACCTGTAGTGTCCCAGTAAGCCGCTGAGGTAGTAACAGTAATACCAGTTCCGCTTACAGCAGAAGGATCAAGAGTAACGTCAGTAGGGTGAAAGACGGAATAAGGTTGATAAGTTTCTTTATTGTCAGAGCGAGTATCAAACGAAAACACTCTTATTTCAAAATCAGTAAGGCTTGTTCTAACAAGCATCCGAGGCATAAACAACGGATGGCAAATAAACATAGTATCGCCAACTTGAGCAAACGTATATTGATACAAGTATGAGTCACTAAAAGGCAAAGCCGCTTCATCTACATCTTGCGTAATTGTTTCAACTAATGAAATTGTAGATTCAGATTCCACTCTAAAGCATCGAACTTTAGCATTTTCTATTGAGATAATATATCTTTCATCATCTGAAAATATAAAAGACTCAAGTTTATTTTGCATAACTTTGCCTGAAGCTTTAGTAATGCCAAAGTTATAAATGTTTTTTAAGCCAGAGCGTTTCATTGCTCCACCTTCGGCTCTAACAACTACATTTTCTAATCGTTGAGCAGAAGACGCATAAATTGGAGTATCAATTCTAGAAAGCGTAGAAGGACTAACCTCACCAAATTGGAAGCTATTAACTGGAACTCTATATTTTCGCATTAGCTACGCCTTTGCGCTTTAAATCTTGATGTATTTAACTTCTTTGTTGTTTGCTGTTGAGAGTGCAAACGTCTAGCTTGCATCATTTGCATTTGAGATTTTTGATCCATCATTTGAGAAAGTGCCTGATCTCTAGCAACAGAAGTTGCAAGAACAGCCGCCATTGTATACTCAACAGCAACTACAAAATAAGGAGGCCAATCAGATTCATCAGCCCTAAACACAAAGTCAGCAATTAACACTTCGTTTATGCCAGAGTCACAGTAAACTTTACTACCATAAGTATCATAATTAATAGCAAAGCCATTAACTGTAACCGCATTAAGCAATAAAACAGAAGAAGGTAATTGGTAGGCCGCAGAAAAGCGACCAGATGGTGAGTCGCTTAATCTAGCTAACATTTCTTGATTAGTAGAAAACCGCCATCTACAATTAGTCAAAGCGGCTCTTGCTATATCTTCATACATTGCTCCCGCAACAGTAGCTTCAGATGAACCGTCAGTAAAAGACGAAATGGGGCTACCGCCAATTAACAAAGATGCCCTTGAGCAAATTTTAACTGCGGTGTTTGCTATTGATGCCATTCAATGAGTGGGGGGCCGAAACCCCCCATTCCTTTTAATCGCCATCGGTGTTGGTAATGGCAACGCCATTTACAACATCGACTGCGGTAGCTGTGCTGGCATTAACATATGTGTGACCAACAACAGGTGTACCACCTGTAGAGGTAACAGTCATAATAACATCATTCAGATTAAACATATTAGCTGAACTGTTAAAATAACCAGCAGTGTTAACATCGGCAATGGTATCTTCCGTTGAGTAATGCCAGAAGGTAAAGCCCGAACCGCCAGAAAGGCGAGTTAGGGAAGTTGAGGTGTAAGCCATTAATCAGTCTCCTTATCCGTTGTTATCAAGAACTTCATAAATGCCTTCGGACTCAATAACGATAGCCCCCATAGACATCATAGAAGTACACAGGTGAGAGACTTTTTCAGCCACATAGTTGACCTCAGTAGTAACGTCAGCGTTAATACCAAGCCCAAGCGAGGAAGTATGGTAAGCAAAGTTTTTGCCACCAGCTACCGCAGAGGTTGAGAAAATCTTAAATCCAAGAAACTCTTTCATGGTCATTCCACCAGCGAAAGGAAGGTTCTGAGAACCAACATAGTCAGAAGATGCAAACTCTTCGATAAGGAATAAGTCAGCAAATCCTTTTGGATTCATTGCAAGGTAACGATCTCCGTCTTCTGGAATGTCAGCAATGCCCATTGTTTCAAACAAAGAAAGCATATCAGCTTTGACAAGCGCACTAGAAGCGTCATTGATCTGAGTAGAACTTGCACCAGCATCCATCGCTGCAACCAGAATTTCATCTGTCTTGCGACCAAGCGCGGCGGCAGCAGACTTAGCTACGGCTTGACGCTCGTTAATGTTGGTCTTCAATTCATCCAGTTTATCAATGTACTCGGCAGCATAAAAGTCAGCCATTGTGACTTCTACGTTGCTGTGCGTCAGTTCCATAGGAGTAACTGAACCATTGCGGGATTTAGTAGTGGCAGAGCCAGTGCCGATCTTTTGGAATCGAGCAACCGAAGCTGAGACATTTGAAGTGCGAACAGTATTCCGTAGTTTGGAACCCATACGCTGATACGCCAAATGAACTTCAGATTCAAACTGCTTGATAAAGGCAAGGTCGATTGTATTAGCCATTTCAAGAGTCCTTATTAAAGTTAAACGCTAACGGGTATCCGTCTTTAAACTTCAACGTAGGTATCCAAATGGGCTACTCAGTGCATGACAGGCCGTGATATGAGACTGTCAACATTATTATCATCAGACTTGCAACGCACAAAATGTAGTATCTCACTATCTTTACTTAAAAAGATTGGTTCAAACTCTAAATATGCAAGCCATTGTAAGATCATGCTGCTTTCCGTCCACACATCGCAGCTTATTTGATCGTGAAATAAATGATAGTAACCTATTAGATCAGGTGAAGCCCTTGCGAACCTAATCCAGTTTTGCCTCATGTTCTTAGAGAACAAAGCCCACATCTGAGCTTCATTAGATATTCCCGTAATAGCCAAAGGCTCGTCACCTTTAACTACTGCGTAAACCATTTCATCTTTTTCTTTAAGGCACTCAAGTAAACACTCTAAAGGATCAGACTCATATAGGTCAGAAAATTCTCTTACGTTTTCATCGCTAAGGTTTTCTAAAAAAGGAAAGATATGGGCTGGCTTTAGCTTAACCAAATCCAACCCATGTGATTTTAAAATAGAATCAGCCATACAAAGATTTAAACCCTGCATCAACTTGAGCAATAAAGTGACGATCACGCTTGGCTGGATTATGATACCTTTCGTCCTGCATCATTTCAGTCAAAGCCTGTGAGTTTAAGCCACTGGTTTGAGAAGTAGCCTCAGAGAAAGAACCATCTTTCATTTCTCTCATAATATGCTCAAGAGCAATTATTCCCTCATGTGATTCACACATTCGCTCTATTGCTGGTATAGCTTCAGCAGGAAAGAATTTAGTAGCAAAAAGGTTTGCTGATTCAATCCGTGTACTAGAGTTTTCCCCAAGCTTTGCTGCTTCTGCTTCAAGATCAGAACTAGAATCATTGCCAACAGATTGAGCATACATTTCAATGCCCTTCTCAAACTCTTCTTGACCAAAGCCATTTTCAAATGCGTGAGCAGACCACCAAGAAAGAAGTTCATTCTCTTCAGAAGAATCTACAGTATCAGGCAAAACATAATCATTAACGCTTTCTGGCCTGTCCTTAAAAGCTTCCGTTTCTATTTCGCCCATGATTGATTTACGCAAGTCTTCTTCTTTAGTGCCAAGCTTTGATTCAAGCTCCTTGTAAGCTTTAGCTAAATCATCGGAAGTTTTATACTTACCAAGTAATAACTCTTCGGATTGTATTTCTTCATCAGACTTAAAAATAGGATCGCCAGTAGACTCAGTGTTTACACTACCTTCAGTGCTTACGGATTCTTCTGCTGGTGCTTCTGTTATGAAACTTTCACTCATTTTTTGCTCCTATGTGCGTGTGCTATTCTCTGATCTATAAGTGCAGAAATGTATCTCTGGCCTTCGTGATGCCTGAGTGCTTCTGTAGTTACCTCTGGCCCATGAACCATTTGTATAGTTATAGACTTTAAGTAATTTAAAACTGATTGGCCTGTAGGCGTAGAAAAAAGCTCCGCTACGTCTAAGCTAATTTTTACATCACTTGCTTTTGACCTCTGTATGCCATCGACACCAATGTTAACTGGGGTTTTGCCCTTCAACTGGTTGCTCCTGTGGTTGCCCTTGCTGCTGCGCCATTTGCTGCTGCGCCATTTGCTGCGCCATTGCAGTCATAGCCTTACGTTCTTCTTCATCGCGAATCAAGGACTCAGGAACACCAAACTTTTTAGCAAGGTGAACTGCTGTCTCTTCACTATCAATAAGAATCTGCAACATTTCTGGGCCAAAAGTGCTGCCAATGAGTTCTAAGAACCTAGCAACAGTACCAATGTCTTGATTTGATTGGGCTTGTGCAAGCGGAGAAGAAGAGCGAATCTTAATTTCACGACCATTAACTTGAGGAACCTCAATGCGACCTTGCTTTTTAAGTATATAGATTACACGTTGCAAGACAGGCTGTACTAATTCCGCTTGCAAACGCCCAAAAGCTGCACCAATGCGACGAGAAAGATCAGCCATACGCTCCGCAACTTCTGTAGCAGAGGCAGGGGTTTTATCAGGATTGCCAAGCATGTCGCTATACAAAGCACGTTTAATATTTAAACGCATATCCGACAAAACAAGCTGGGCAACATCAAAATTACCAGCCGCTTGTAATGGTTGCAAACCTTGACTGCCCATAGCTTTCGGTATGATTGATCCGGGAACTAAGTTTATCGTGTCAGGGTTGATTACACCATCATCATCAACTTGGTATATGCCAGCAATAGACATTTGAGCGTTCTCAAGGATTAGCTCAATAGTGAGGTTAGTAGTTTTAATTGCAGAAAGTGCGTTAATTAAGGGGCCGCGTCCATATACTTCACCAGCGCACTTGCTCCAACGAAAACATATAAAAGGATTAGAGCCAAGACCAACCATTTCCTTAGTGTGAAGTATAGTTTTAGTGGTTAGGCAAACAGCATAGTGATAATAGACCTCTTCATTTGGCCTATCGTAATTTCTACAAACAATCTCAAGTACAGTTGTGTCACGATCAGAACCCATTTGCTTTAGAACTTGAGGGTCAAACGTAGACTTAGGGTACATAACCTTCAATGAATCAAAGGGTATCTTCTTTCTCTCACGAAAAACGTGATCAATCTTGTCATCTGGGCCCGTATCTAAAACAACATGAGGCAAAGGAATAGCAGTAAAGTTAACTGGGTTAACTGAATCCCCTTCCTCAACGCACAAAACACCAGTACCTACCGCTAAATCCATGAAGGATTCGTGGACTTCTTGGCTAAAGTTAGAGTTTTGCAGTATTTCAAACACGTAATCAGTAACAGCATCTAACTCATTATCAATTTCATCGCGCTCTTCTTCTGGCACTTCACTACCAGACATAAGATCAGCCCATCTAGCAAAGTTAGGAACAAGGCCAGATTGAAGCCGACTAGCAAATTCTTGCACACCAACAACAGCCGTTTCGTCAAAGATTCTATCGTCTCTGCGCTGACCAGCTTCCTCTTGGTAAAAAGATTCACGCATAGGAAGCGCGTACTCATAGCATTCTTCAAACAGAGGAACCCAATTTTCACGAAACGCTTTTGCCTTTTCATATCGCTTTATCTTACTAGCGACCAAAGGATTCTTGTTATATTCCATTAGCCAAACCTATTCAAATAACCTTGACCACCACCAGCACCGCTATACAAAGAGCGGCGACCTTTGCCTCCACTGCCAGAACCTTTAGAGGTTTTAGCATCTATGGCTGCGGTAATATCTTCACGCTTGGTATTAGCTTTTTTTTCAATCTCTCTTCGCTTAGCGTCTTCTGCCTGTATTCTAGCTGCGGCTGCGGCTTTGTTGGCATCTTCACTTACAGCGGGTGGGGCTACAACGACTTTAGGTTTTGGAAAGCACATGTTTATCTCCTTTTGAAGACTCAGAATCACAACTTGAATTAATTAACAATGCACAAACTAAAGCCTAGCCCATACGCTCTGTTTCTTTCGTGGGTTATGAGCCTTACTAAACACATCAAAGTTACGCTTAGCTATAGTAGGCTGCATCGGTTTCTGGCTATTCATCAATGCGCGACCCTCGCCAGCACCTAAGAAAAGGTATTGGGCTGCGTCATGTACGTGACTAAACATATTTTTATCAGGTTTATCGGCAAACCTCTCACCTGAGACTTCCATGCGCTTGTAGGAGTATCCGCTCTCAAACCCTTTAATAAGGGTCGAACACCGCCGATCTACGAGTAACGCTGGTTTGCCCTCCACCATTTTTGTCAGCTGGGAGGAAACCGACTCAAGACGGAGGTCAACAGAATTTGAAGGCGCGGGGTAGGCGCGAAGGCCAGCACCACGAAGAATATGGAATGGAGTAGATTCATCTGTCTGCGCTCGAAAATCACCAGACGGATCACCATAGATTATA